GTAGGTACAACTTGAAAGTTTTTCATATAGATATACGATTCAACTAAACATGCATTAAACAATGCGTTATAACAAAACTGTGTAAAATAATTAGTAGGTGAAGCTGACGTTAAAGTTGTAGGTCTTGTTACGTGAACTATCTCACCATTACTTGTTGATGAAGGTGTAGGTGCTACTAATATAGTTGTATTATCTTTATGTGCATAATATTTTGGCTCACCTGTTGAAGCTGACACGTTCCAATAATCTCTTAAATACTCATCAGTTTTTAAAAGTATACTTGTCTTTGCTCCATTAATATCAACATTAAAGTTCTTTACAATTCTTGTGCCTGTTGGTAAAGTAACTATATTGTTGCCTTGTGAAACTGCTACTGAAGTATATGTTACTAAACCATAATCATCTAATTCATCTGTTAATCTTTCTTCTGCTCTATTAACAATATTAGGTAGTTGAGTTAAAAACTCTGATGAATCATTTTCAGTTGTATTTATAATCTCTGTTGTTAAAGTTGTAAAATCTGCCATCTAACATTTCCATCTTCTACGTGCTGCACATATTCTTTTTTTTGGAGTTTTCTTACAATTAATATTATGCATCTTAGCTTGTCCTGCTGAACGTGCACAAAACGATTTTCTTCTCTTAGCAGCTTTGCTACCTTTTTTTACATTTCCTGTAACTGCAGTTTTTAGTTTAGAACCTGGATTTGCTCTACGATATGCAGCTACTCCTTTTGCAGTCATTCCTGCACCCTTGCTAGTAGGTAAAAAATTACCTGACTTAACACTAGTCTTAATTCCCATTCCTTTAGATTTTTTTTTAGCTTTTCTAGCCATTTCATTTATCCAAAGTAAATTGTAGCATATACACTAACACTTGCACTTACTACAACACCAGTTTCACATCTAACACCTTCATCTGCTAGATAAGTGTCTAATGTACCATCTGCTGCCATGTTAATTTTAATTCTTGATTTAGTGGCTCCTGTTGTTAAACCATCTTTTATCTCAAATGTACCTACTGCATTTTTTGAATTTAAAACATTAAAACCTCTAATTCTTGTTGGAAAACCAACTGCAACTGCTGTTAAGTCTCCTGCTGAAGTTGTTACATGTCTTACTGTACTTAAATTAGTCATTCTTATTCCCTATATAAAATATAAAGGGTCTCATGAGAGACCCCTTATAAATGTTTATCTATGCTCCTTGTGAGCCATAGTAACTTCTCCAATCAGAAACACCAAAAGAATATCTTTCTCTTGATTTAAATCTGACGTTACCTGTATCAAAGTCTGGCTCCATTTTAGTTTGTAGAGGAACTCTTACAAACATTTTAGCACCATTAGGTACATCAGTTTTAATGTAGTAGTCATTGGAATTTGTAAATCTTCTATTTACAAAATAACCATTTGGAACTACTCCCATGTTTCTAACTGCGTTAATGTCGTTGTGATTTGACCCTACTTTACCTGGAGAAGCTAATAGTCTCTCTGCAGTAAATTTAAGGTCAGATGGAATGTGTAAAGATACAGCTTGTGTACCAATTAAGATACCTCTGTCATCTTTTGTTGCATCAATTGCAATCAAAGCAGTTTCTAAAGCTGACTCTGATAAATCAGCAGCAGCTAGAATATTACTTTGAGTTCCACCTCCTACAACTGGGTGTGAAGCTGAAAAGAAAGCTTGTCCATCACCAATTGCACTATCACCTGCTGTAAATCCATTATTGAAAATAGCAGCAGCTTTTACTTGTTTAGTATTAGCCATTGCACGAGCTAAAGCACGAGCACGAACTTTTGCGAAAGTGTCGTACAAGTTGTCTTCCATTGCTTCTTCAGTAATTGAAAAAGCTAAAGCAACTGTTTCATGATTATATCTAGCTGTGAATGATTCTTGTGCTTCATCAAAAGAAACAGCAGCACCTTCAGATTTTACTGGAGCTGTGCCAAATCCTGTGAATAACACTTCTTCTTCAAAAGACCTATCTGAATTTTCTGTTTCAAATAGGGGTGTATGCTCATCATTAACTTCACCATACTCAACACCAAAGACAGCATTAAGTCCTGGAAGAAGTTGTTTTGCAATACTTGCTCTATTTATAGCCATATTATATTTCTCCTTCTATGTTATGCTGTTGCTTGACGTTTCATCCAATGCTGGACGATTTTAACTTCAAGTTTAGGGAACGCACCATCAGCACCTGTTAAGGCATTGCCTGGTTCGTGTATCATTGCTATTGGTCTTACAGCTTTGGTTGCAGTTGCTCTACTAGCAGCTTTAATACCAAATCCTGAATTACCAGTAACAGTTGAACCTGCACCTAAAGTAACTTCAAAGTTTTGCGAGTTAATATCACCTGCAGTAACTGATGCATCTGCTTGAATCATGAAAGAACCATAAGGGTCATCAGCAACAAATCCTACTGGATTACCAATAGCACTTGAAGTATTTGCAGGAAAATAGCGACTAAACGTAGGTTGTTTTGTAGTAGGGTCTGTGTATTCACATCCCATAAAAACACCTATAGCATAATCAGTAGTCGTTGCTACTGGTGTAAGATTACCAGCAGAAATCGTTACGAGGTCTCCATGAAAGATATTGGAAGCTAGTCCATTGGCAATTGCGTACTGAGATTGAGCAGTAGAATTGTAGTTTGAACCAACTTTTCTCATTGGGACCATTCCAAATAATGCTTTACTTGCACTCATTTGTTATCTCCTTCATAAGTGTATTATTAATATAGTTACAAACTATCGTTGAAAACGAGGTTCACGACCTTTTGTAACAGTTGATTTACTTGAGTTCGTTATAGGCATACGTGAGTCTGATTCTGCACGTAATCTAGCATCTAAAGAATCTTCTTGTATTTGATGTTTTTTGAGTTGGTGATTTCTTCTTGCTTCAGATTTTTCAATAGGCATCTTTGCAAGAGCAACATCTCCATTACTCACGACTCCTTTATATCTGCCATCTTCCCTTACGATTGAAGACGAAGCTAACTCTGGAACTTCTTCAGGTGAAACGAAAGTCCAACCTTCACGTTGTCTCTTACCCACATTTTTATAATCATCCTCTCCATTTAAAGCTACTCTAATCCATCTTAAAGTCATACCTTGGCTATCAAATTTATTTTTAACAGCTTGAGGTATATCAAGATAGTTTTCTTCTTCAAATGAAGACGTTTCAATTTTTGAAGTAGATTCTCTAGTTTCTTCAGTACGTTTTGTTTTTGTTATTGCCATTGTTATGAACTCCTACGCATTGTTGATATATTAGTATACTCTTCAGAGTCAGTTACTTTTGCTTTCTCTTTAGCATACTGTTCAAGTGGTACATTCCATTTATTTGCAAGTCTAACATCTTCTTGAGTTAGCTTGATTTTTTTGGAAGCAGGAGTGCGAGAAGTTCCTGCGACTACTTGAGAAGGATTTGACGTTTCCTTCTGACGAACTTGTTTAGATTTATTTAATTTAGTTGGAAAGGCTTCTGTTAACCTTGCATCAACTTCAGTATAAAAATCATCATCTGCTGGGTCAAAACCTTCTTCTTTTAACTGTGCATCCAAAGCTAATGCTGCAGCAGTCATTATTTTGTCTTGACCAAACCATTCATTCTTTTCTGCCCACTCAACTGCTTTAGGGTCATACTGTGGTTGTTGTGGTACAGCCTGTTGTTGTGATTGTACAGATTGTTGTTTAATTGCGTTTTGGTAATTCTCGTAATCTTTATCAAAATTTACCTTATTTGTTTTTACATTATTTAAATTAATCTGTGCTTCATTTAAAGCTTCTTGTGCTTTTAATAATTGATTCTTATCATCTTTTTCAAAAGCATCTAAGTAATTTTGTTTAGCAAGACTAAGTTGATTCTCTAAACTTTTTTCTTGAGATTCAATACTTGTTTTAGTTAAATCAAATTGATTGGTTTGATTTGTTGTAAGTCTTTTTTCAAGTTCTTGTTTATCAGCTAAAAGTCTGGCAACTTCTTCTTCCTTTTCTTTTCTTTGACGAACTAACTGACGTATTCTTTTTTGTGCTCTTTTAGAATCTATTCCTTCAGCTTCATCAGGTTGTTCTTCTGGTTGAGTTTCTTCTTCTTTTGTTTCAAGTTTAGGTTTCTCTTTTTTTTCTTCTTCTTTTTCAATTACAGGTTCAACCTTAACTTCTTTTTCTTCAGAAGAGTTTTCAACCTCAAAGTTTACTTTGTCTTCTTTTTCTTTTGACTCAGGTTGTGATGTGTCTATTTGACCCCAACCATCATCTTTGGTGACTGTGTTGTCTTCCATATTTTCTCCTACGTTGTTGCGAACCAAGCGATTACGCAAAGTTATAATCTTATATAATACTATAAATCATATTAACATACAAGTAACTATTTTTTATTTAACATCTTTTCTAATTTTTTAGCTTGTGCTGCATGTGCTTTTGAAGCTTTTTTTAATGCAGCAACTACACTCTTAACTGTTCTTTCATTCATTATTTATCCTTATTATATAAATTATCAAATGTTTTATTTACATCCATATAGTCATCATGTGCTTCAGCAGTATGTTTATATTGAGAAGGTACAAAATCTGGAGCACCTTCACCTGCTGACCACATTGCAGGACTTGTAACTCTAACTCTATTATTAGGTAAAGCTACCATTGCACCTTTATATGGACCAGATGTTAAATGTAAAACATGTGATTGTTTATGTTGTGCAGGGTCATCTGCAACTGCACTATCAGTAAAGTCAACTGTAAAGTAATATTTACCAGTATAAAATTCACCATTTACTTTACACATCCAAGGACTTGAACTAATTCTGTCCATAACAATAATACTATGATTATGACTTGGACAATCCCAAGGTTGAGCATAATGTGTTTCAATAGGTGGTGTCCATTCATCTAAAGGTATGTCACCTATTAAACCTGTTATTGGCATACGTGCCCACATTGCACCACCATGTAAATTTTGTTCTTCAGCTTCACAACCTGTAAAGACAACTTGGAAACTTAAACATCTATCAGGCATACAATTAACTGCAATAGCTAAAGCATGTAAATATTCCCCATGATAAGCCTGATGATTATGAGTAAACTCCTTCCTTACCCAACACCTAAAAAAAGGTATATTGGATATTAGGTGAGACATGTTTAGCTATGAGGTCCTTGAATAATTTTAACAGCACCACCTGCTGACATCATCTTTACTTTTTTACCACCAGCATAACCCATCTTAACTTTTTTGCCACCAGCATAACCCATTTTAGATTTTTTCATTTTTGCTCCTTATATGTGGTTGGTTAATATGTATATCTCAATAGCAATAATACCCAACCCTAATATTGCTGCTATTGAACCTATAATTAGATTTCGTCTAAATTTTTGTTTTTTAATTTGTTCTTTTAATATATCAGATTGTCTTTTTCTTTCAACAGCTATCTCTTGTTGTAATCTCTCCCACTGTCCAGGTGAACCATATAATAAAAACATACTTCTCATTTCATCTCTTAATCTATTAGCTTCTTCTTTTCTAAAATGAGCATCTATAGCATTTTGTTCAGCACCAGTTAATTTTCCAAACAATCCAGGTTTTTCTGATGCAACAACTTGTAAACCTGCTTCAGCCTTTGCCCATTTAGCTACTGCTCCTGACATTTTAGCTAAATCTTTACCTGTTTTAATAGCTTTAGATATTGCTTCTGTAGCTCCCTTCAAAGCTGCAAAAGCTGTAAATGGGTCAATCATATTTTATCCCCTTTTCTTTTTTACTTTTTGTTTTCTCCCACTTGCACTAATAGGGTATCTAATAGATTTTGGTTTAGGACCAATATTACCTTTAGCTCTTTTTCTTTTTATTGCTGAAGCTTTTTGTCCTGCAGTCATTCTATCAGCTACAGCTTTAGGTCTACATACTGGATATTTTCTTTTAGATTTACTTGCAGATTTTCTTCCACAAGGTTTACCTGTAGATATATCTACCCAGTTTTCTTTAAACCATTTTTTAAGTCCACCACCTTTTTTCTTTTTCATCTATACCTCTTCAGGTCTTTTACCTTTTTGTTTTTTATATTTGTCACTAAGTAATTCTAGTTCTTTTTTTTCTATCTGCCATAATAGCACCACAACCTTTAGCAACTTTACCTTGTGGCTTACCCACTCTTTTACCCACTGACATTTTCTTTTTAGGACCTTTAAAATCTTTTCGCTTGAGACCACTAGGGTCTTTAATTTTTCCTGCACAGATTTTAGAAGCATACGCATTTGCATACGCACTAGGATAAACTTTAAATTTACGTTTCGCAGCATTTTTCCCCCTTGCACATAATTTAGTCATTGTTAATCTTCCTATATCCCCAGCGATTCTCAGAACAATCCCACATTCTTTTACAATCATCAGGAATTCTTATTATCATATTACTAAATTTTATAAGATTTTTAGTTATTTGCATTTTATCCTCCTTTACAAATATTTATTCATTACTGTTATTAAGTCTTCATATTTAGCAACTTCATTTAATTCTTTTTCAATCTCACTTATAATATCTCCATGTTCACCTATACCTGTAGGATTATTTAATAACACTTCAACATTAGCAACATGTTTTTTAATATGTCCATCTGCATGAGATAAAAAAGCTTCTTTTAGTTTTTCTTTTATCATTTTAATTTGATAAATTATATGTAGTATCTAAATCTTTAGGGTCTCCAACTCTCATCATTATTTGGTCATCATATAATAATAATAATCTTACATTAT